GAGAACACTCCTGATGAGAGCAAGAAGGAAATCATCCGCAAGCTCATCAAGGTTGACGAGATTGTGACACGCGACACTTATGCTTATGTAAGCGCACCTGACACTACTGGCTCCAATGCTCCAGACCTCGTTACCACGCAGGTTGAGAACTTCAAGAAGGAGAACATTTCCTTCATTCCAACTGGCAAGATTGGTGGCATTCAGGGTGTTCAGCCTCTCTCTATGGGTTATGAGGCATCCGACATCGCTTATGCAATGGGCAACCGCCTGTTGATTGAGCAAGAGGGTGTTCCACGCACTCATTCAGTCAACGTGAATGGTGAGATGGCACAGCTTTGTGTACCAAGTGCTGTCCGTCAAATGTTCATCAGCACCGTAACGGTGTAAACCAAAGTCGAATGAGACCTATATGGCAAGTGAAATGACCATCAGCACGTTCCTAAAGGGTATTTCTCCGTTAGTCACGGAGGAAGCCCTTGGGTATGTGTGTGCAAAGCGCAGAATTGACCCCGAAACTCCATACATTGAGATGGAGGAGAGGGATGCCGATTTAGCCGAAGGGACAATGTATTATTGGCTTTCAAACCTCCCTGTCGGTGGCGCAACCGAAAAGGTTTCCGATGGTGGATTCTCCCATAGCGAAGGAGGATGGACTGTATCTAAGGCAAACATTGAAGAATGGATGCGCAAGTACAGGTCGCTTTTTGCCAAATGGGACGAAGACCTTTTGGATAAGAGTAAGATAAGGATTGTTAATTTCTGACATCATGGGAAGACTTGGCAAGGGTATAATCCGATTTCCGCACCGATGCAGCATCTATACGATGATTGCGCCAACACCTTTTTCGGAAGGTGGAAAGTCTGTCGTATGGGAAGGCAGATGCAGGAAGGAAAGCAACACATCCATCCGCACATTCAAAGGAGCCGAAAGCGTGATAAAAAGCGACTATCGCGTTCAGTTGGGTGCATTGGTAGGAGGTGAACTTTCTGGCGATGCAAATGCAGCCTATGACGGCAAGCAAGGGCAGGAATGCGGTGCTGTGGTTGGTGGCATCCAAGCAGGTATGCTCATAGATGTAACAGACAAGAACGGCACGTTTGAGGCAATGACCATCAGTGATGCGTATGCTGGTGAGTTGGGTACGAGCGTGTATTTTGACAATCCTAAAAACTAAAGAGTTATGGCAAGCGGTGATTCATTATACAAGAATGTCATGCTGGATTTGTGGAACAAGGCACTGACGGTCAGCAACAATGCTTTCACGTCATCACGTCCATCAGCTACAGACCAGATGAGTGACTTTGTAGTAGTGTCATTGCCACAAGGCATCACTCCTTACTCCGACACACATGACACGGCTTATGTCCAGATGGCTTGCTATGTCCGTGACAGGCAGGGCGGCATAGAGAATGTGCCGAAGATGGGCGAGTTAGTTGACAAGGTGAGAGCATTGATTCCATTTAGTGATGAATTGCTCACTTGCAACCAAGACAAGCCCATTCAACTGCAAAGCAAGAGTGACGGCATGGGTTTTCATTCAACAACATTGCAATTCAAGATTTTAGTTAAGTTATAATCATTAACACAAACACAACTATGGCAAATATCGTTTCAACAACCAAGGATTCCCTGAAAAAGATTTTTGACAAGGTGAATCGCGTTTACTACTTCGCTGACAACAAGACAGCGCAGGGTGCAATCAAGGCTCTTGGTTCGCTGACTGGCGGAATTGAGTTCCCCGTCCTCGAAAGCGGTGTGTCATTCAATACTGGCGACCCAGACAAGAACGAGGTAAAGCTGACTGATGGCACAACTTGGACTTCCAAGGTGAGTCAGGGTGAGAGTGACATCTCATTCCAGGTTTCTTCCGTACATGAGACCATCGCAGACCTCCTTATGGAGAAGAAGACCGCAGCAGTCATTTCCACTGGTGTTCAGATTGGCGACTACGACTATACGGGTCAGGGCTATGCTCTCGCTCCAAAGAAGCTGTCTGGTGCGCTCGTCATGATTTCCAGCGACAACCTCACTGGTGTTTATCTCCCAGATGCTGAACTGTACGCATCATTCAACGGAGAAGGCGGTGACGACTCAACAGGTTACTTCAACGTAGGTGTTACACCATTGACTGATGCCAACGGTGCAGGTTTCTACATCCTGTCCGGTACGGCACACTCAAACGGTTAATCGGTGCTTTTTCTTTCATGGAAGGGGGTTGTGGGGTTCTCCCCTGCAATCTCCTTTTTTCATTGAAAGGAACACCAAGAACATGAAGGAAAACGCAAAAAGAAACAACATGAAGAAAAGCAACAAGATTATACAAGAAGCAACCTTGGATGATGAGAGGCAGTTAAAGGCTGTAACTCACAACCAATCGGATTCGGTCAAAGTAAGGAACAAGGAGTTCAAGGTGAAATGGATGCACCCCGCCACAACAGACAAGATAACCTGTTTGATGTTGGAGGAAGGGAACGACAGCACAGTGCTGTGTCAGTGTGCTGCATTGATAGTGTTGAACGGCTTTTGGAAAGTTCATCTTTTCTATTGGATTTTGTGGAGATGGTTTTACTATATCAAGCAGTATAACGCAGCAGAATTAACTCCTTTGTTTGAGATGGCTCAAAAAAAAACTCAACAGGAGGAAGCGACGGCATACTTGCAAGATACAATATTACTGACCGCGTTGAAGGACACGAAAAAGCAGATGACGAAGAAGGAAGCAGAGCGTACCCTTCAAGAACTTCGTGGGGGCAAAGATGGGAAATAGCGCAGAAGCATCCTTGGCTCATGGAGCCATTACGTTTATTTGGAATACCCATCAGTGATATTGGCTATTACATGAATTGGGTGCTGACCAATGCGCAGATAGAGTTGATGGCAGCAGACGTTAGTGTGGTGGACTACAATGCAGGAAAGGACAAGAACAAGAGGAAGAAGGGTGAATTTGACAACACTCCTGCTGACACCGATGAAATCAAGAAAGCCAATGAAGAGTGGTTGAAAAAGTATGGCAACCAAGAAGGTGCTGGAACAGGTTTGAGCATTGCAGATGTGTTAGGTGGTGGAGGGATGAGTGAAGTAGGAATAAAAATCAAATAGTGATATGGACGACAGATATACATTACTTTTTCAAAAAGGCAATGGGAACGTGATAAACTCCTTTGCTCAATGGGGCATTGTCTGCTGCAAAGTTCCGTTCAAGGCAGGTGGCAAGGTTAAAGATTTTTCAGAACGTAACTGGAGTGATGAACATGGGTATGACACTTATTTCCCAGCCAAGTCATGTTTTGAGGCTTACGATGCAGAGTTTGAAATGGCGTATAAGGGGCAGGAGTTGGCAAGCAACCCTTTCAACCTTTCATTGGCTATGACTGCAATAAGCAATTTCAAGAAATGGCTATCGGGTAATGACACCCAGAACGGAAGCGGAACGGAATTGAAGATATACTCCCCCTACTCTTCCATTGGTCGGCAGAAATGCTTTCTCGTTGAAATCAGCGATGAAGAACCACACTTGCAGATGAAGGATGAGGGTGGAAACCATTATCATGAGAACATTGTGACGTTCAAGGTGAAGTTTAAGGTGACTGACCCGATGACTGATATAACACTTACGACATGAGTCGCGACAATGCGCAAATATTAAAAGAAGGATTGGCAAAAGGCTTGACTCTCATTCACAATGTCATATCGGAAAGTCTTGTTGAAGCTGCTTATAAATTACTTGTACAGGCAGAGACAAACAAGGAATATCACAATATGACTGGTAACACCCTGACGAGTTATATGTGTGGAATCTACATTGACGGAAGGTTGAGCAAGATTGTGACGATGTATGATGCTGATATGGGTATGGACAAACCGAAACGTGGGAAATTGTATCGTGGCAGCGGAAGTGGATTTGTTTATGTTGAGGACTATGACACTGGCAAGATGGTGCATGTACTGAAACGCAACCTCATTGAAACGGACAGGGATTTCGGTGAGAACACTTCTCGGAGATTCCTGATGTCTTACAAAGCACCCAGCAATAAGATTGCCCTTGTAATGACTACGGGAACGGAGTATTCGGAGCTTCTTGAAAGTGTAAAGCGTTTGGATGTACTCACAAGGACATATCAAGATGCGGCTTGCATTATCAGCAACAACTGGAAAAAGATAGAATAAGAAAATAACATTATTGTCGGTTGCGGATGGAAAACTTTGACTATCTTTGCAATCGTAACATAATCAGCCCGAAGCCGAAGAGCTGTCATGCGAAAGCGTGGCGGCTCTTTGCTTTTTGTCGGCATAAACAAACACGAAAGGAAACAAGATATGGCAA